GCCGCCGCGGTGTCTCGCGGCAGGCGGTCGCGAAAGCGATCAAGCAGGGGCGTATTACAGTCCTGCCCGACGGCGGCGTTGACCCCGAAACGGCTGACCGTGAATGGGCCGAGAACCGCGGCAGCAAGATGCTCGCGCCGTCCGCGCCGGCCACGCACGTCAACCGCCGCCAGTCTCCGGCGCCGTTCGACCCGGCCGAGTTTCTGACCTTTGACGAGGCCCGCGCCCTGCGCGAACAGTTCGCCGCCGAGCGCGAACGCCTCAAGCTCGAACAAGAAGCCGGCCTGCTCATCGACGCGGCCGAGGTCCGGGCCGTTTGGTTCGCCGCGCTGCGCACCGTGCGCGAGCGCTTGCTCAACGTGCCGGATCGTCTCGCGCAGCAACTCGCCACCGAAGGCGACGCGGCGCAGGTACACGCCGCGCTGCTGAAGGAAATCCGGTTCGTGCTCGAAAACCTCAGCGACGAGATCGCCCATGTCCGGCGCTGACGTGTTCGGCGCGCTGCTCGCGCACGCCGCCCTGGCGCTGCGCCCCGACGCGCTGTTGACGGTTTCGCAATGGGCCGACGCCAAACGCATCCTCTCGCCGATTGCGTCCGGCGAACCCGGCCGCTGGCGCACGGATCGCACGCCCTACTTGCGCGAGTTGCTTGATCGCCTCAGCGTCGCCGACCCCTGCGAGCGCGTTGTGCTGATGGCCGGCGCCCAGCTCGGCAAAACCGAGACCGGCCTCAACTGGCTCGGTTACATCATCGAGCACGCCCCCGGCCCGCTGATGATCGTCTGGCCCACCGTCGAAACGGCCAAGCGCAATTCCAAGGGCCGTATTCAGCCGATGATTGACGCCACGCCCGCGCTCAAGGGCCGCGTCGCCGACGCCCGCTCGCGCGATTCGGGGAATACGCTATTTGTCAAGGAGTTCCCGGGCGGCGTGATGGTTATCACCGGCAGCAATAGCGCCGTGGGCCTGCGCTCGACGCCCGTGCGCTATCTGTTTCTCGACGAGGTTGACGGCTACGCGCCCGACGCCGCCGGCGAGGGCGATCCGATTTCGCTGGCCGAGGAACGCACCAACAATTTCACCCGGCGTAAAATTTTTCTCTGTTCGACGCCCAGCATCAAAAACTTCAGCCGCATCGAAACGGCCTACCTCGCCGGCGACCAGCGTAAATTTTTCGTGCCCTGCGCGGCCTGCGGCGAAATGCAAGTGCTGCAATGGCAATTTGTCAAGTGGCCCCACGCCGCGCCGGCCCAGGCATATTACGAATGCCCCCACTGCGGCGCGGCGCTCGAAAATTGGCAGAAAAACAACATGCTCGCCGCCGGCGAATGGCGGCCGACCAACCCCGCGCCGAGCGACCCGCGCTCCCATAGCTATCACCTGTCGAGCCTTTACTCGCCCGTGGGCTGGGTGAGCTGGGCCGACCTGGCAGGCAAATTTTACGAGGCCAAAAGCGACCCGGTTCGGCTGAAAGTTTTCGTCAACACCTCGCTCGCCGAAACGTGGGACGACGCCGCGAGCGATAAGATCACCGAGGACGTGCTGCTCGCCCGCCGCGAGGATTACGTCGGCGTGCCGCCCGCCGTGAAGATCCTCACCGCCGGCGTTGATATCCAGGATGACCGGATCGAAGTCGAGGTCGTTGGCTGGGGCTTGGGTGAGGAAAGCTGGTCGATTGCTTATCACGTGATCTACGGCGACCCCTCGGCGCAGCAGATCTGGCAAGACCTTGACGCGGTGTTGCTCGAAAAATACGGCGAGTTTTCCATCGCCGGCACGGCCGTAGATACTGGCCACCACACACTGAAAGCCTATGCGTTTTGCAAGCCGCGCCTGCGCCGCCGCGTCTGGGCAATCAAGGGCGACGACGGTGAACGCCGGCCAATCTGGCCGAAGAAACCGAACAAGCGCAACAAGGGCAAGGTGCAGCTCTTTCTCGTCGGAGTCGACCAGGCGAAAGCCAATCTCTACGCGCGGCTCAAGATCGAACAGGCCGGCCCGGGCTACTGCCACTTCCCGGCGGATTGGACGCCCGAGGATTTTAAGAGCCTGACCGTCGAGGTCCAGCGGACGAAATTCGTGCGCGGCTTCCCGCGCCGCTTCTGGTGGAAGCCCGACGGTGCCCGCAACGAACGTCTCGACTGCCGCGTTTACGCCTACGCCGCCCTGCAAGGCTGGCTCTCGTTCGGCCGCCGGCTCGAATCGGCCCGCCCCGACGGCGGCTCGATTCACGTGCATCCGCGGGCCGCCGCGCCAACGACGCTGGAAACAACCGCGCCCCGCCAACCACAAACGGGCGGCGGCGTTGATTTTATCCCCGATAAGGACTGGTTCTAGCATGGCCTTTACCTCGGCTCAACTGGCGGCCCTTGAGGCCGCCATCGCTACCGGTGCGCTCAGCGTCGGGCACGGTGACAAAAAGGTCACCCACCATTCGCTCGCCGAAATGCTCGCCCTGCGCGACCGCATGATCCGCGAGCTTAGCCTGTCGACGCGCCCGCGCCGCACCTACGGCTCGTATGACCGCGACACCAGCGGCGCGGCCGAGACCGACGAATGAGCCGCATCAACCTGCGCCAGCGCGTGCGCCTTCTCAGAGGGC